AATCGGGACAGGATGGTATGAGTATAAAGGCTATCAAATAACGTACCTTCCAAAAGAGGAAACTGGATACGGTCGAGGACATTGGATTGTCGGAGATGATTGCGCAACACAAACCAAACGACAAGCTCTGATTTTGATTGACCAACTCGTAAAGAAAGGTATCACACCGTAACTAACTGAGAGAGGGAGCTTCGGCTCCCTTTTCTTTTTGCTGAAAAACGGTTACACTTATTTGAAAAAAAGTTTAACAAAAACATTATGCCTAAGAAAAAAGTTCAAGTGCAGAGACCTGTAAAAGATGGACCACCTGTAAAGCCAAAAGCGTGGAACGGTAGATTTCAGTCGGTTGAACCAATGAAGAACCAAAAAAAAGCTAGAAAAGAACCGTACAAATGGAACCATCATGCAACGGTGAACTGGATAATGGGACAAGCAGATCCGGTGGGTTTTCTATCGCAAGTTATGCAGGGCAAGGAGATTTTTCCTGTCTATAGCCAGCAAGAAAATGGTGAAGTTCAAAACATTGGCAAGATTTCCGCTGATCCCGAACTAAGAGTTATGGCGGCAAAGACTTTGCTCGGCAAATGTGTACCAGATTTAAAAGCAGTAGAGATAAAAGCTCAAGTTGAGCAACATAAAATTTTAGATGTAACAAGGCTATCAGACAATGACCTCACAACGATTGAACGAGTACTTGAGCACGCTGTCATTGACGGAGATCCGAGCGGAGAGGATGCGGAGGTCGTTAAGGGAGTTCATAAAGAACTCTTGGCCAACGATTGAACCTGGACGGGATTTTTACGACAATTGGCACATAGACGCAATATCTGACCATTTACAGGCAGTTGTAGAGGGTAAAGTTCGTCGGTTAATTATTAACATCCCACCACGTCACATGAAATCAATTAGTGTGGCAGTGGCACTTCCTGCATGGACTTGGGCTGTTCAGCCAGAGAAACGCTTTTTGTTTGCCAGTTATGCCTCCAGCCTGTCGATCCGAGACTCAGTTAAATGCAGAAGGTTGATAGATTCTCCTTGGTACAAAATGCACTTTGGGGATATGTTTGAGTTGACTTCAGACCAGAATCAGAAACAACGGTTTGAGAACAACAAGACTGGTTACCGGATAGCAACCTCAGTTGATGGAGCTTTGACTGGTGAGGGTGGAGATATTATTGTGATTGATGATCCGCACAATGTTAGAGAGGCAGAGTCAAGTGTTGTTCGAGAAGGTGTTCTTGATTGGTGGGATCAAGCCATGCAAACTCGCCTTAATGATCCGAAGACCGGAGCCTTTGTACTAATAATGCAACGAGTTCATGAACAAGACCTTACTGGGCACATACTTGCTAATGATCTAGAAGGAGAGTGGGATCACCTCTGTCTTCCAGCCAGATATGAGATCGGTCATCCGACACCTACTCGCTCAAGTTTGTTTTTTACTGATCCTCGTATTAAAGAAGGTGATTTACTTTGGCCAGAGAGGGTTGATGATAAAACCATGGGTGTGTTAGAGAAAAGCCTTGGCAGCTATGCCTCGGCTGGTCAACTGCAGCAACGTCCAATGCCAAAGGGCGGTGGCATATTGAAAAAAGAGTGGTGGGTGCCATGGGAAAATGAGCATCTGCCTGAGATAGAATACATTCTTCAAAGCTGGGATACAGCATTTGGCACCAAAGAAAAAACTTCTTATTCTGCCCGGACTACTTGGGGGGTTTTTAAGGAGAAAGGTCAAATTAATGCAATTGTTTTAGATATGTGGTATGATAGGGTAATATATCCGGAGTTACGCAAAATTGCTCAGGAGAGTTATGACGAATATGAGCCAGACGCAGTGTTAATTGAAAAGAAAGCCAGTGGCCAGAGTTTAATTCAGGATTTACGTATGGCAGGAGTTCCTGTTATTGCCTATACACCTGACCGAGATAAACAGGCTCGTGCTCACGCCAGCTCTGCTTTGCTAGAGGATGGCAGAATATTTTATCCTTCTAACCGTAATTGGGCAAAAGACTTAATAGATATTTGTGCAGCATTTCCCGCAGGAGACAATGATGATATTGTGGATACTTGCACACAAGCATGGCTGAGGTTACGCAAAGGATGGTTTGTGACACACTCGGCTGATTATGATGGCGAAGACGAGTTGCCAAAGAAAAGGATGACAGTGTATGGCTGAGAATGATAATATTCCCTTTGCAGAGGGAGCACCACCGGATGATTTACAGATTGAGGTTTTAGGCAATGATGTTTTGATTGGAGATCCTGATTCTGATTTGCCGCCAGAAAAAGATTCCGCATTTGATGATAACTTGGCTGAGGACATGGATCGGAAAACGCTTGATCGGATTGGTAGCCAGCTCATGGGCTACTACAACAACGACCGAGAAGCAAGATCCGAGTGGGAGAATCGTTACAAGTCTGGGCTGAAGACATTAGATGTTGAGGGTGGTTTAGAAGAAGGCGAAGAAGAACGAGCCAGTCGGGGATTGAGCACTGTTATTCACCCGATGATTGCCGAGGCTGCAACCCAGTTCAATGCTCGTGCTATTGCCGAGCTTTATCCTTCGGGTGGTCCGGTTAAGACTGTTATCATTGGCGAACCAAACGAAGAACTAGAAGATCAAGCTCGCAGGGTTAGAGAGTTTCTGAACTACCAAATTACTCAGGAGATGCCGGAGTATTTCCCTGACCTAGATCAGATGCTTTTTCAACTCCCGTTAATTGGTCATACATTTAAAAAAATATGGTGGGACGCTAACCTCCAACGCCAACGTAGTATGTTTGTGAGGGCAGAAGACTTTGTTGTTTCGCCAGAGAGTAATGATTTGAGAACATCGGTTCGTTACACTCATGTTATAAGGATGCCAAAAAATGAATATAACAAATATGTTCAAAACGGTTACTACATCGCTGTCAAAAGCGACCCAGACAATGCAGAATATGGTGACGACACAGTGGGTCAGATTGAAGGTGTGGATAAGTACGGTGAAGGAACGCAAGATAAAATAATGACGTTGCTGGAGATGCACGTTTATCAATCGTTTGAAGACGAGCAAGAAGAGGACGAGGTGGCGTTGCCGTATGTTGTTACAATAGATGCGGATGCAGAAAAAATTGTAAGTGTGCGAAGAAACTGGCACGAAGACGACGAGGTTAAAGAGCGTCGCAACTGGTTTGTTAGCTATAAATTCCTTCCAGGAATAGGGTTTTATGGTTTTGGACTTTTTCACCTTATTGGTGGTTTGGGTAAGGCTGCAACTGGTTCATTGAGAGCATTGCTTGACTCGGCTAGTTTTGCCAATATGCAAGGTGGCTTCAAGTTAAAGGGCAGAGTGTCCGGTGGTGATTTAGAAGTTAATCCTGGAGAGTTTGTAGATTTAGACGCAACTGTTGACGACATAAATAAAAGCATTATGCCGTTACCGTTTAAAGAGCCCAGTGGCACTTTGTTTCAGTTGCTAGGGTTTATTGTTGAGGCTGGGCAGAGGTTTGCAGCCACAGCAGATTTAAATGTTGGAGATGTTAACCCAAACGCTCCAGTTGGTTCTACGGTTGCTTTAATAGAGCAAGGCAGTAAAAGTTTCAGTGCTATTCACAAGCGGCTCCATCATTCGCAGGGTGAAGAGTTTAAACTGTTAGCACAACTAGACGCAGAGTATATGCCGGAGCAGTTAGAGTTTAGCGTTGCAGGAACCAATGCTTTTATTTATGCTAGAGACTTTGACGAGCGAGTGGATGTTATTCCTGTTAGTGATCCGAACATATTTAGCACAGCCCAGCGTATTGCCCAAGCACAGGCGATTCTTGAGATGGCAAATAGTGCTCCCGAACTCCACGACCGATACAATGCTTACAAGCGTATGTACGAAGCAATCCGGATACCCAATATTGAGGAAGTTTTAAAAGAGCCGGACGAGGCTGTGAGGCTTGACCCCATTGATGAGAACATGTCGGTGATGTACGGCAAAGCGATCCGAGCTTTTCCTGAGCAAGATCATCAATCACACATCTCGGTTCACATGCAGTTTATGCAAGATCCGTCGCTGGCTGGCAACCCTGTTGCTCAACAAAGCATGGGACCAATACTAACTGCTCACATTGCCGAGCATATTGCGTTGCTGTATCGTCAACGAATGCAAGAAAGTATCGCAATGCCGTTGCCTAATTTGCCTAATTTACGTGATCCGCAATTTAAGTTCGATGACATTGATCCGGAAATAGACATGATGATTAGCCAGAGAGCTGCACAAGTGGTTCAACAGGCACCTCAAATGCAAGCCATTGCAGGTATTGCTGATAT